TTTTTGTCATTGAAATTTTTGAATTGACAATTTTTGATTGCTCAAATGAACCAGATGTTATTGCTTCATATTTTTCTTGTGAATATAATGTCGATATAGCCAGTAATAAAATTATAAATCTCATATTTTCCTTTTTAGTAATCAAGTACTATATATTTATCATAGTTATGATAAATAATTATATGGCTACTCTCGACAGCAAAAAACAAGAAATCTTTGAATATGTATTAGATAAACTGGGACGAGGAATGGTAGACGTAGAACTCGATCCATCCCATTTAGAGATGGCATATAAAAAAGCGATACGTACTTACAGAGGCCGTGCTTCAAATGCAGAAGAAGAATCGTATGTATTCTTAGATGTTGTAAAAGATGTACAAGATTATATATTACCTGAAGAAGTATCCACAGTTAGACAAATTTTTAGACGTACAATAGGTGCAACTGGAGAAAATGCAGGTGATAGCTTTGAACCATTCCAAGCTAGTTTCGTTTCATCTTATTTACTTACTGCGGCAAATGGCATGTCTGGGTCATTACTAACTTTTGATTTATATAAACAGTTTCAAACGTTGACAGCAATGATGTTTGGAGCACATGTTTTATTCACATTTAATCCAGTAACTAAAAAATTATCTTTGGTAAGAAGACCAACTGGTGATTTAGAAAGAATGATGTTATGGGTATATAATATGAAGCCAGAAATTTACTTAGTATCTGATCCTAAAATAGTAAATTGGATAATGGATTATACTTACTCAACATCTAAATTTACATTAGGCGAAGCAAGAAGTAAGTTTAATCAAATCAATGGACCACAAGGTGGAACATCTTTAAATGGTAATGACTTAAAAGCCGAAGCCAAAGAAGAAATTGCATTGTTAATGGAAGATTTGAGAAACTTAGTTGATAATTCTGCCCCACTATCTTTTATTATTGGATAAGTTGAGTATTATCACAAAATATGTTATACTAAATTAATGAACTTATATGGAATAGTTGGATTTGCTGGCTCTGGTAAAGATACTGTTGCAAATTACCTATGTGAAAAATACAGACACAAAAAAGTAACATTTGCTGGACCAATCAAAGACATGTTAAGTGTATTATTTGGGTGGGATCGTGCGTTAATTGAAGGCGATACCACCAAGAGTAGACTTTGGCGCGAAGAAGTAGATGAATGGTGGTCAAAAAAACTAAATATACCAAATTTTACACCAAGATGGGCTATGCAGCACCTTGGGACAGAAATAATTCGTAAAAATTTTAATGATGATTTATGGGTATCATTGGCCGAGCGTACTTTTTTAAAATTTGATATAGATGATAACATAATTATAAGCGATTGTAGACACCCAAAAGAGTTTGAATTAATTTCTAAATATAATGGTAAACTTATAAAAGTTATTAGGAACTCGGCAGCTAACGCATGGGATAAGTTAGCTGAATATCAAAATTTAGCTGACGAAGTTACATTAAAGAAAATGAATGATGAGAAACGCACTATGCAGCATTTATTTCCATATGTTCATAATTCTGAGTGGGCATGGGTTGGTAGGAAAACTGATTACATAATTACAAATTTTGGAACAGTAGATCAACTACACAACGAAATAGATAAGTTTATTTTTTCTGAATTTGCAGTATCTAAAAATCAGCACTAATTCTATTATCAATCCACGGTAATCCTAGACTAAGTTCTATATTACAATTTGAACATACTGTTTGTAAATTATTACGTTGAACGTTTGACATTTTGTTGTCTTTATAATATACAGTAAATACTTGAGCGTATCTACTTGTGTGTCCACATCTATCACATTTTAATTTTTTCTTATAACCTGATTGTTGCCATTTTGTAATAGAAGGTTTTATTTTCGAGTCTTTCATACATTGCAAACATTTACTTCTATAATATATTTTTCCATCTCGTAAATAATTAATTGCTTGTGGACGGATATTACATATTTTACAAATTGGTCTGTTCATAAAAATATTTATCAAAAACCTTTAAAGGTCAACCTATCTTCGTTAAGACGCTACTTTTTGGACATTTGCGCTAAATAATACGTAAGGAGATATATTATATGGCACTTGTTTCAGCAGGCGTTCAAGTATCTATTGTAGATGAAAGTACTTATTCGATTTCTACACTTGGTACAACACCTCTGGTTGTAGTTGCAACTTCCGAAAATAAATCTAATCCATCAGGTAATTTAGCCGCATATACAACAGCAGCTAATGCTGGAGAAGTATTTTTGGTTACTTCACAGAGAGAATTAGTAACAAATTACGGACAACCAGAATTTTTAGTTAGCAATGGTACTCCAGTACATGGATATGAATTAAATGAATATGGTTTATATGCAGCTTATAGCGCACTAGGTGTTAGTAATGCAGCCTATGTATTAAGAGCTGATTTAGATTTAAACCAACTTTCAAGCAGCTTGGTTCAACCATCAGGACCCCCAGCTAATGCTACTTTATGGCTAGACACTGTTAATTCTAAATTTGGTATGTTAGAATGGAATAGTTCAACTGGTTTTAGAGAGATTAACACTTCTAGAATTAGTGGTGATGGAAAATTATTCGTAATTACATCAACAAATCAGATTAGTGGTAATGAACCTGTTACAAATATTGGTAAACAAGGTGACTACGCTATTGATGCAACAAATATTGATAACCCTGCATTTTATAAAAATGCTAGTGGATGGGTAGAAGTTGGATCTGCAGATTGGGAAATGAGTTGGCCAACAGTATCAGGTACTTCAACATATACACATTCTTCAACTAACGTAACTTTTACAATTACAGGAGCTTCATCTGGTTCTCACGTAATTACTGTTCGAAACGGTAATACAGTATCAAATATTGCGGCTACTATTAACACAGCGGCTATTACAGGTATTACAGCTAGTGTAACTACAGCTGGTTACTTACAAATATTTTCAAATAGCGTTGCTTCTCCAATTACTTTATCAAGTTCTTCATCTATTTTAACAAGTCTTGGTATTCCAAATGGTGGTGGATCTTTCAGCTGTCCAAAATACATAGCAAGCAAGCATACACAAGTTCCGGCTGGTGGTGCATGGTCAGCTAATGGTTCAGATCCTAGACCAACAGGTAGTATTTGGTTCAAAACTACTAGCCCAAACAACGGAGCTAGTATTAAAGTAAATAGATATTCATCTGCTACACAAACTTGGACTAGTTTGACAACTCCAATTTTCCCTAGCGATGTAGCTATTATTAATGATCCAGTATATGGAGATCCAAGTGGCGGTGGATTAGGTATTCCTGCATCTTCAACATATATTCAATCATCTATTACAACAGATGTAACAACTTCTCAACCATTATATACTTTTAAGTTATTTGATCGTGTTGCTGGAGTATCAAGCGTTACTGGTTCAACAGTAAGTCCTACTTTCGTTAACGCAAGTAACGTTATACCTAAGACTTATACATTTACATTAAGTGCAAGTACATTACAATCTGGATCATGGGCAATGAGTTCACCTACAACAGTTAGTTTTACTGTTGGAAATAGTGCAACTGCTAATGCAGGCGTAATTATTACTGCTATTAATAATGCTGGACTTGTAAACGTCAACGCAGAATTAACACCAGCCAACAAAGTTAAAATTACACATGCTGCTGGTGGCGTTATGGAACTACATGATGGTGCTAATACTCCATTAACAGTGTCTGGTATTACTATTTCAAGTACAGGTGCTCGTGAGAGTGATGTTAATGCTGGTAATATTTGGATAAGCAACTGGAGACCAGCACTTTATACTGTTGGTAGTTCTCAACCAACAGCTGATCCGCTAAATGGTACTTATTGGTACTATAATAACACTGTAGAATATGATATTCTTATTAACAATGGTGCTGCATGGAAAGGATATTTACTTGGTGGAACAGATGCCAGGGGATATACACTTTCTTTAACAGATCCAGCAGGTCCAATTGTTAGTGCTAGTATGCCTACTTCAAATAGTGCTGGAGATCCTTTAGTTGGTGGCGATCTTTGGGTTAATACAAGTGATTTTGAAAATTTCCCAAGAATTTATCGCTACAATGATATTTCAACAACATGGATTTTAATTGATAACACAGACCATACTTCAGAAAATGGTATTATATTTGCTGATGCTAGATGGGATGGATCAGGAACAGTAGATCCAATCACTGATCCTCTACCAACAATTGCAAGCTTACTAAACAGTAACTATGTAGATAGTGATTGTCCAAGTTATGCTTTATATCCAAAAGGAACATTACTTTTCAACACTCGCAGATCAGGAATGAACGTAAAGCAATTCGCAGTTAATTATTTTCCAGCAGGCGGACCAGCAGTAACAAGTACTTGGGTTTCCGCTAGTGGTAATGATTCAAACGGTGTTGCATATCTTGGACGTAGAGCCCAACGTGCTATTGTTGTATCCAAAATGGCTTCAGCAGTTCTTGCTAATACACAACTATTAGAAGAAACACGCGACTTCAACATTATTTGCGCTCCTGGATATCCAGAGTTAGGTAATGTATTAACTCAATTAAATGTTAATAGAAAAGAAACAGCTTTTGTCTTACTTGATACACCAATGAGATTAGCTGCTACTAGCAATAATTTATTAGCATATGGTAGTAATTTAGGTGTAGCTGATGGAACAGATGCTGCGGCCGGTGATGCTCTAATTAATTACGAGTATTCAGCAGCTTATTATCCAAGTGGTTATACACAGAGTTTGGCAGGTGACTTCGTAGTTGTTCCTCCAACACACATGGCTTTACGTACAATAATTAGAAGTGATCAAAAGAGTTATCCGTGGTTTGCACCAGCTGGAACACGTCGTGGTACAGTTGATAATGTAAGTGCAATTGGTTATATTGACGGACAAACTGGATCATTTAAGAGTATTGGTGTAAATAACGGATTACGCGATGCATTGTATCAAGGTAAAGTTAATCCAATTACATTCTTAACTAATTCAGGTATTACAATTTACGGCCAAAAGACAAGATCAGCAAATACTAGTGCATTAGACAGAGTTAATGTTGCTAGATTGATCGTATACTTGAGACGTAAGGTTGATTTGATTGCTAGAGATTTCTTGTTTGAACAAAACGATACAGTAACAAGAAAAGAAATCAAAAATGCAATTGAAAAAGAACTTATCAGCATTAAATCACAACGTGGAATTTATGACTACAGCGTAATTTGTGACCTCTCAAATAATTCTACAAATACTATAGACAGAAATGAACTATATGTAGACGTAGCAATTGAACCAGAAAAATCTGTAGAATTCATTTATATTCCTGTGCGTATTAAGAACACAGGTGATATTCAAGCTGGCTTATAATTAGACCTAAGTAGTAGAACACAATGGCGCATATTAAGTTATGCGCCATTTTTATTTTCATTGGTCCACAACCATTTAGCATGACCACAATCCCAAATTCGATCATATCCTTGTAATTGTCTATTTTCCCATTCAGTTAAAGATTGGTCATCATCTTTGTTTTTACGTAATGAATACCGATGAATCCTGGTCATGTCTGGCAATTGAAAATACCAATAACCAGGTACAGTATTTTCTACAAATGTAAAGCCAAGATGTTTATATGAATTACCAGTAAACCATCTAAGATCTGCATAACTTATTACTTTTATTGGATTAATATTTTTAATAAAATGAGCAAATAACCTACTTGCACCACCTATTACTTTGATATCTAGAACACCAGCCATCCGTTGTATTTCCCAAGTATCTTTATTACCACGGCTTATATTTGAATTTGAAAAAGTCATTACATATACTAATTTGTTCTGACAAAATAAGCCATATTTGATATTAGATTTTGCATAACCGTGTATATGATTTTCTTCTAGAAATAATCTTGCATCTACAGTAGAAATTTCTTTTATAATACATTTTCTAGCAAATATCTTATCTGTTATTAGTCCAAGCTTATTTTTAAGCATTGCTTTAACTAATTCTTGTTTATTAGACCATTCGTCTTCAAAAATAGTAATTAGGTCAATACCTTTTTTATTACATTGATCACATTTATATCGGTGATATTCTTGGCCCTTACCCATAGTATCACTATGCCAATATAACCCACAATATTCAATAGCTATTTTCTTATTTGGTAAAAACACATCTAATTCAAGTGGCGAAATTTGCATTCTGTCACCAGAAACAGTTACTGGTTCTAAATTTAATATAAATTTAAATACTTCTAATTCGGCTTTACTTTTATAAATATTATCTATTGGTCTACATATTGGACAAAAATCTATTCTAAACTTATCTGGTTTTGTTGCTTGGGCTGTTCTGGAAAAACTAGTATTACAAATTAAGCAATTACAAAAATAAACTTTAAAATTATCATGACCATATAAATTGATATTATGCAATAATAGAAATGCTTTGTATTTTTCAAATGTATTTAATTTTCTTTCTTCCCATTTTTCTTTTGATGACGAAACTATTTTATTCTTAGATTCTTGAGAATGATGTTTTCCTTTCATGCTACTAACAATTGGACCTTTTGCTCGTTTTGTAGCATATGCTTTTTTAGATCGTTCTTTTAGCTCATCTTGATTATTAATAGCATATTCGTGATTTTTTTGACTTAGAACTTTCTTCTTTTCATCAGAACATATTGATCCTCGTTTAATTTCACCACGTTGAAATCGCTCTTCTCGTAGCGTAATAGCAATTCTCATATTTTCTAATGCTACTGGATCAGTAAGTTTTTTTCCTTTATTATGAGCTGTTTTTCCAAGTTTTAATGCTATTGATTCCTCGCTCCACAATGAACCATATAATGCCGAATATTCTTTTCCAGACATATTATGTTCGGAATTTAAATGTTGGTACGGAATAATCTTCGGGAATTTTTTATTACATAATTTACATATAATGGACATAGCAGTTAAACCTCATAATACTATTTATGCCTGTATCATTACTATTATAACATAAATCATGGCAATGGCGCATAACTTAATATGCGCCATTCGCTGTATCTTAACCTAAACTTACAAATTTATTCAATTTGTCTGCTTCTGCAATTATTTCTGTTGTTGTTGGTAGATCTGGGAAAGTTGGGAAATCCATAGGGTTTTCTGGTTCATTTTGTCCTGGATAAACTTCTCTTCTAGATTTATACTCAGCTAATAAAGATTCTCTTTTTAATATAACTGGAGTATGCAGGATTGTTACTGATAATTTGAGTAACTCAAGTCTAATTTCATAAGGCGTTTTTGCCATGTGTGTTTTCCTTTGTGACATTGTCACAAAGATATTTATATACATTTTTAAACCCAGGGCAAAAATTAGCTTTTCACTCAAAGATTTTACCAAATACTGATAAATATTACTGTAGGAGATTACAATTATGGCAATCGCAAGTTTGACAAAATTTACAGTTCCGCTGGGTGGGGGTCAGACTTCTGCCAGCCAAGGTCTGTTAATGCCAAAGTTAAAATATAGATTTAGAATCACGTTTTTAAATTTTGGTGTAAGTGGAAGTTCAACAGAACTTTCAAAGCAAGTTATGACATTCAAAAGACCAACAGTTACTTTTGAACAAGGTGTAATTGATATTTACAACAGCAAACTAAAGTATGCTGGTAAGTATAATTGGGAAGATACTTCTGTTCAACTACGTGACGATGCAAGCGGGCAAGTTAGCCGATTAGTTGGTGAACAAGTTCAGAAGCAATTTGATTTTATGGAACAAGCTAGTGCAAGATCAGCAGCTGATTATAAGTTCCAAATGAATTGCGAAATTTTAGATGGTGGCAATGGCGCATTTGATCCAAATACATTGGAACAATGGGAAATTTACGGATGCTATCTTAAGTCAGTTGACTATGGTGATTTGAGTTACGCTGAAGCAACAGCTCCAGTAACAATCAATCTTGCTATAGCATTTGATAATGCTGTTCAAACAGACACAAGTACAGGCGTTGGAACAAACCAATTAGGTATCGGTGCAAATGTTGGACGTACATTAGGTGCAGTTCTTATAGGTTAATTAATGGCATTTTTGAACGATTTATTGGGTGGTTTACTTAATACCCAGAATGTGCGGGATGCAGCTCATGCCGACCGCACATTCCATTCTAATAACTACTATTTGTTTCCAAAAACAAAGAGGTGGTTCCATGTCTGCTTCGATATGACACCAGAGGCTGTATCAAAAGTTAAAACAGTTATGGATTCGTTAGGATATGAGTTTCAATCTAAAATAATTTCAAATATGTCTGCTACTAGTACTTTAAGCGTATTAGTTAAAAATTCAACTTTACCTGGTTATAAGTTTGAAACAAAAAAATATAATCAATACAACAAACAAACCATTGGAATTCATAAAGTTCTGTATGATCCAATTTCAATAGAATTTCACGATGACTCTGCTAATTTTATTAGAAGCTTTTGGTTTGCTTATTATCAGTATATGGTTCAAGATACCAGATATACAACATATAATAAACAACCTCCGTCTATTCCTTCACAATGGCACAGAAATGATGATAGAGAATTGAGTAACTTATATAATGTAAGTGATGAAATAAAGAAATCATCATATGGTTTAGATACTGTAGATAATAAGTCAAATTTAAATGGGTTTAATAAGTCATCCACATTTTTTAATGCAATTAGAATCTATCAATTTTCTAGACCAACTTCTTCTTCTAAACAAGCTAATTTCATTGAGTACATATTAGTAAATCCTGTTATAACTAATTTTAAACATGATCAATTTGATTATGCATCAAATGATATGTCAACACATAAGATGGACATAGATTATGAAACAGTATTATATAATGGTGGATCATTCAATGACAACGAATCAAATATTCCAACATGGGACGAAATACAAAAAACATATTACGATAACAGAAGTAGCCCACTAAAAACGAACCCATCAACAAGCATACTTGGAAGCAATGGAATACTTGGAATACTTGGAACAATTGGAACTGTTGGATCAGCATTTACTGGCGGAAATGTTTCAGCAGTTGGTATTTTAGCAGCTGGATTACAAGTAGGTAGAACAGTTAATACTTGGAATTCAGCTGGAGGCACTAATGCACTATTAAATAGTGTTAATAGCGAAGGCAGGACATTATCTAATCAGATTATAAGTAAAACAATTACTGATTCAGTAAACAGTGGGTTAAAAACAGTAGTAGTTCCTAATGTAAAAGGAATAATTAATAATAACAATGGAATAAGTACATTGAAACCCCTGTCCACTAATTAAATACAGATAAATATTTGCATGAGTGATATTTTAAATAATCAGGTTACAGATAACGGTATCGACCCACTTGCATACGAAGAACTTAAATTTATTGTTTCTTCACGAGTAGAAGATCCTATATTACTAAATGAATATATTGGTGCTTATGCTATGGTAGCTCAAAGTTTAAATTTAACTATACCGCAATTCGTTGACTTACTACGAAATTTAGGTGGAGAATTCGAACAAGATGCTTTCTTGGCTGGATATTTAAATCAGAATAGAGTAGCTAATGCTAAAATTGGTGTTTTATTAGAGCTTAACACTCCATTTTATGTTAGACGGGAGATTAAAGCTTAATGGCAAATAGATATCATCAAGGAATTTATATTCCAAAAAATCCTAACAAATGTCTAAATAAAAATCGTATAATTTATAGGTCGTCATGGGAAAATACTTTTTGTCAGTATTGTGATAATAATAAAAGTATATTACAATGGGCAAGTGAATCTATTGCGATACCATATATGTGCCCTTTCAAAAAGAAAATAGCTAGATATATTCCAGATTTTTTCATAATCTATCTAGATAGAGATGGAGTCAAACATGCAGAGATTATTGAGATTAAGCCTAACAATCAAACAGGAAAAATAAAAACGAAAAGTCGTAATAATGCTTATGCCGCGGTTAAGAATACTGCAAAGTTTCAAGCAGCAGAAGCCTATTGTGCAAAACAAGGAATTTCATTCCGAGTATTAACTGAAAATGAAATCTTCCATCAAGGTAAAGTATGAACATTAAGTTGAACGAAGTATTTAATATAGCTCCTGAAGTTAAAGAAGTAGAGTTTACAGAAAAACCAATGGTAGAAATTGTTAAACAAGTTGAATGTTTAGATAAAATAGACTCAGCATTACCACATGTTGAAGGTATGGTTGATGATGCTGAAATGGATGAGTTAGCTAAAACAGCATTAGATGGTTATACAGCATTATTTGAACTAGGTATGAATGTAGATCCAAAGCAAGCTGGTGAAATTTTTAGTGTTGCTGGAAATTTGTTAGGTCATTCAATTACAGCAAGACAAAATAAAATACTTAAAAAATTAAAAATGGTGGAATTGCAGATTAAAAAACATAGGATTGATACAGCTAAGGAACTTGCAAAGAAATCTTTAGGCGATGATGAACAAGTTATTACAGGAACAGCAACAGTGATTGATCGCAACTCATTGATTGCTCAACTTAGTGCTAAGAAATCAGTATGAAAATAGACGAATTAGCAAAATTTACAAAGCCAATGGAACATATACCATGGGCTAAAAGTATTAATGATCAATATTTAATATTGTCTAACAATACAGGTAGAGTTAGCTTAATATCAGAAAATAATATTTTATGTTTGCACAAAGAAAAGCCAAAAAAATACATTAAAGAGATCAGATTAATAAAATCAGTCTGGTTGATAGTTATTGAAAATGAAAATATAGCAAATTGGTATACATTAACTGATGTTATCAATGAGGGACAAAATGAATGGATGAATAACAGATTTCCTAAAGTTACTATTTTAGAAAATATTAATTTAGATGAGAAAGTAAACGAA